TTATTCATGTATACACCTCCGCAGAAGTTCGACTTGTTCTGATTCGGGCAAGTCCCAAAAATGATCTTGTGTAACAGCCTTTAGAATTTCCGCAGTCTGTTTCTCCGAAAATGACAGAAGCAGGGCTACCAGTTCTTCATTGACATTCTTCCTTTCTTCTTTGGTCATCATCTCGCCACCTCCTGTTTGTGCGCCCGCAATGAAGCTAAGACGCGCAGCAACCTAACGTCTCCCGCTGTGCCTTCCTCGCAGACAACAGCTAAAGCGGAAAGCAGCCAGTAAAATTCACTCAGCAACTCACGGTTCCGGTTGACGGCTTTCACCATCCGGAAAAGGGCGGCGGCGATGGCCGGGAAAAAGCCGTCGTTTTCGGTTTCGTCGATTGTGCGCAGCTGCTTTTCAAGCTGTGTAAACAGCGCGTCCGCAGTCTTTGGCAGGCGCTTGTAGTTGGTTTCGCTCAAAAACTGTGCATAAGCGGCTTCGGTGGTTTTCTTTGTAAGCATTTTTATATTCCTCCTCAAAATTTTAATCCAAATCTGAATTACGACAGCGCAAGCATTGAATCCGTTATCCAAAGAGCGCGAAAAGAATGCCGGCTATAACTAAGGTCAGAATGTCCAAAATAATTATTATAATCAGCAGCATATCGTGGTCTTCCATTCCCTCACCTCCTTGTTCATGCAATGCAAAATCTTTTGCTTGTGGTTGTTTTCGTGAACGCCTCGGCCAGATCGGGCATAGCTTTCTTAAATGCCGTGCTGTCAAACCTGGCGCTAGTCACGGCCTTGTATGTCCCCTTCCAGTCCGTGCCGCTGATGGTGTCCACGCCCTCCGCGTCCATGTACCGCTTGACTTCATCGACCAGCGCGTCAAGCTCTGCCGCAAGTTCTTCTTGCATCCGCTTCAATTCACGAATTTCCTTGATCTTGGTGTCCATTGTGTTGACCTCCTGATTATTGATTATGTGAAACGTCTGTTAGACGATTTCGACCATTTGGGCGGCGGGCATGAAAGCATCCGTAAAGAACTCTTTCATACCGTCGACAGCTTTGACCATGATGTTGACATTTTTGCCGAACATGTTAACACAAATCACGGTCGCGGGTGCAGTAACCATTTCCCGCCAGAGATTGGAATAGGTCGTAACCATAATTTTGTCTCCGTTCTGGAGATTAGCAGCCTTGACATAGGTTTCAGACCATGCCCGCTTGAAAGCAGCAGAGCGGTTCATACCGGACTTGATGTAAGCATTGGCTTTCTTGCAAACCTTAGTTCTAATCTCTTTCATGGTGTTACCTCCTGCGGTGTGGTGCTTTGTTCTTTGTGCCTTTATTATAGCACTGTTAACCGTGTATGTATATTGACATATTATACAATGTTTACCGTGTAGTATTGGACATTTTTGCACGGTTGACAGTATATACATTATGTGCTATAATGCGGATGGTGGGAGAGGAGCGCACAATTAGTGCCCCCGCCACACTCCCACATAGAAGGGGGGACACAATGCCGGTATCGGAATCGAAGAAAAAAGCCAATGCGAAGTGGGACAGCGAAAATATGGCGACGGTAGCTTGCAAAATCAAAAAAAGTCAGGCTGAAAAATTCAAGTCGTATTGCTCTAGCATTGGCAAAACCTCAAACGCGGTCATTCGTGACTATGTTCTGGAATGTATCGACGAGAAAGAACCCGCCACGGGCGACAATCCCACAGAATAGCAAAAGCCAGCACCTTCGCGGGTGCTGGCTTCGTTCGTTTTGCGGGCTGACACTGGTAGTGAGGATTCCTGACTGTCCAATTTTGGACACACCGCCAATTTGGCGATATCCCGCACTTTGTGCGCCAATATGCATTTTCCTGAATTTTGGTTCATTTTGGTGTTGACTTTTTGAATTAAAGTTCATATAATAACAGTGCGGAGAAATCCGCAAGCGTAATAGAGATATTACCGCCGCTGTCGACTTGTAGAGCGCAAGTCAATAAAAAAGAATGCTCGCTGAGTTGATCTCCACATAGAGCGTGTGGAGGGTAAACAAAAGAATGCTCGCAGAGAAGAACGGTCACGCTCGCGCGTGGCCGTTTTCTTCGGCTATGAGGTGTCGAATAATGCTGAATGTCATTTTCCTAACCGAAAAATTTTATCGGCGCTATAAAGATTGTCCTGAAATTGAACAGAAAACAAGCCGCCCTTATATCCGGGTTGGTGTCCTAATTGATGGCGTTCTGTGGGCAATCCCCATGCGCTCCAATATTAACCATGAGCATACGATCTGGACAGATAAGGCCAATAAATGCGGCATTGACTTCACAAAGGCTGTTGTGATTGACAACCCAGCCGAATATATTTCTTCGATTAAACCGCACATCCGCCCGAATGAATTTGAAGTATTGAAAAGCATAAACAGCTATACCATAGAGCAGAAAATGCGGCAATACATCAAGAAATACAAAAAAGCGAAGCAGCACATAAACATTTCCAGAAACAGGAATATTGTGAAGTTCTCCACCCTGCAATACTTTGAAGATTACATATAAGCACACCACGCCCCCGGTTATCAGGCCGGGGGCGTTGCTCTATGTGATTATGGTGATTCCTGCCTTTTCCAGCATTGCCCGCTTTTCCTCCGGGGACATTGAAGCAACACGGGCGGCAACTCTCCGGGTCATTGCGTCCGCTTCTTCCTCGAAGGCCTGTTCCTTCCGCCGCTTGCGTTCGTATTCTTCCCGGCGCTCCTGTTTCAGTATGTATTGCTCCTGTATGGAGCTGCCGGACAACCTGAATGCCCCCAGCCCCGTACCGCGGTACATATCAAAGTCAAGAAAGCGATGCAGGGTTTTGGACTTGCGCAGTTCCCGGATTCCCTTGTTTTCCATCTGCCGCGTTCGCTCCGGGCTTTTGCCCATGACCTCCCCGACAGCAGATAGCGTCATATCGCCCCAATACCGCAAGCGTAATACCTGCGCATTATCCGGGGAAAGTTCGCTTATAGCGCCTTCTATGGCCTTATGGAGCTGCTCGTGGTATACAGATTCTTCCACGTTCTCTATTGCATCTGCCGCCCTGCTGTCTGGGACAAGTTCGCCCAGAGTGCCGCCGTCCGGCTCGTCAGGCTGTACAGGCCGGTCAAGGCTCGCAGCGGTATCCAACGGCTCACACCTGCCGTTTTTCGTGCGGTAGCCGGTAGCCTCTGAAAATGCAGTTTTCAGATGGAACATGAACCATGTGGAAAAAGCGCCGCGCTCCGGGCTGTAGGTCTCCACCGCCGCCACCATAGCCAGATAGCCGGTCTGGTACAGGTCGTCAAATTCCACGCCCCGGGGGTTGCCGCTGAGCTGCAGGGCGGTCATGATTTGCATGGCTTTTCGTTTCACAAGGCCGTTTACCTGTTCCCACAGCTCCAGCGTGCGCCCCTGGTCACCCTGCCGGATGGCAATGGCTAATTCTTCGTTTGACAATGCTCACCCTCCCAGCCGGGGGCATTTGCAGCCCCCGGCACAATCCGCAGAAAATCCTTTATCTGCGACCCGCCGCAGTCCTTCGCGCCGGGATTTTGTTTTGCTGTGGAAAAACGCATAGGGTCAGTGCTTCGCCCCTCTGAGCTTGTCCACGGAGATAATGCCGCCATGCGGCGGTTCTCTGTTGGAGCTGCCGCTTAGAAACTCTCGACGAAATCACCGGAAAGCTGCTCCCACCATTCGCCCATGCTGAGCGTTACGCCGGGAGAATCGCGCCGCTGACCGTTGCCGCCCCGCCCGCTGCAATAGTTGGCAACGCCGATAATCTTATCCCACGCCCTCAAGGTTGTTCCCATGCCTCTAGCGCAGTCTCGCGCAAGGCAGAATAATGCAACCCTGTCTTTTGTGCTGTCTGCGTTGTCCGCCGCTTCCTTCGCATAGTGGCCGATCAGCTTTAACATAGTCGGGTTCTTGTCGTATCTGTCCGCAAAGCCGAAATAATCATCTACCGTCAGAATGCCGGTTTTCATCAGCTCAAGCGCGTTATTGTCAATAGCGGAGGGGTCGGCAAGGTTGCTCGTCTGCACTTCCTTTTCCAGTGCGCGGCGGAGGTCTGCGGCCTTCGCGTCGAACTCCGCCCAGATGCGAACCGCTTCTTTGCGCAGGTTTGTTTCTGCATCTTGGAGCTGGAGCGTGACAATCTGCTTTTTCATCGCGTCCGTTCCCGCGTCCTGCATGGCCTTTCGTGCCTGCTCTACTGCGTTATACGCGGCGGTGTATTTTTCCCGTGCCTCCTTGAAAGCGGTGTCAAGGTCTTTTGCAAAGTGGTTATACTGGCTCATTTCGTAGTCCTTTCTGTTGCAAATAGGGTGCAACTCCCATTGTCGTACATCATACAGTTATTGCCGCAGGCCATCCCGCCGGATAGGGGGCAACGTTTCCCGGTCTGTGCCGTTCCTGGCCTGCATCTGTCCCCGCTCATAAAGGCGCAGTCATCACCTCGGCAAACGGGGTCTATGGCCGTTGAAAATGGGCAGGACTTCCGGCGGGGCGCTGGTTCATAACTGTGGGTTGGCGATTCTGTCCCCATCGGTACAGTTCCGAATGTGGTATGAACCATCGGCATATATTCTTTGCAAGCTTCCCCCATCCATCTGAACCGCTGGCCGTTGCTGTCAACTTCCGGGTATTGATCAAAAATAGACATTTTTACACCTCCTTATCAATCGTCTTCGTGGAAAACCGTCTTTTTACCTTCTGAATCCTTGAACAAAGTAGCTGATTCATAGCTCACCTCAAAAAGCGGGGTGTGGTATCCTGTATGATCTTTCAGCAGTTCAAGATTTGCGTCATACATGGCGCAGTAAGCGGGGATGATCTGCTTGTTCCACGTCTGTTCATCAATCGCGTGGGAACAGTGCGGGCATTCTCTGGCCTTGCCATATCGAATGTCCCGGCGGTAAACCGCCCAAATGCCGCCGCAGTAGTGGCATTTGATTCGTAAATAGCCCATATTTTCACCCCCTTCCCTATGCGGAAACGCCCTTTTTGTAAATCACACGGTCAAGAGCATAGGCAACGGCGTCGATCGTGTGGTTATCCTTATCCGGGAGAACGGAAAGAAAGTTTCCATCCTTATCCGTGGCATAACTGTAGTTTACAAACTCCCGGTATGCTTCGGGGGTTCGCTTCGGGTCAATGACAATGCGGCGGTGCTGTAACCATTTCACGCGGTATTCCACACACCCGGGGAATTTCCTGCATGGTATGCACTTGATCCCCTCGGCCTGAATGTCGGCGATACTCTTAGGCTCCGCGCAATCGGCGGTAATGGTGTACTGCTCCGTATACTCGCCCACATAATAGGCATAGCTTACTTCCTGGCTCCTGTCGTAGCGGCGGCGCTTGATCTCGGCGGCGATCTGCCTGTTTGACCAGTGCCGTTCATAAATTTCATCCAGAAAATAAACGGTGTCGGTCTTTCGGTCATAGGCCACACGCATACAGGCGCAAGGGTCAACCGCGAAACCGAAGTCAAGCCCCATGAAGATATAGCCCATCTCGTTTATTTCTGCGTCTGTGATCTCCCCGATTTCCAAATTGGGGAATACCTCGCCGCCCGTTCCGGTTGCTATGCCCATGTATTCATGCTCATATGCCTTGTAATTCAGCGCTTTCAACCGCTCGGCCTCATACAGAAACGCTTCACCCAGCCACTCCGGGGGAACTTGCGTGTAGTTAGTCAGCAGTGTGACGGCCTTTTCGTCCGGCTCCTGTATGAATACGTTCGCCCAGTTGTTGGCACTGATGGGAGGGTTAAAGCTACGAAAAACAATTGCGCTGCTGCCCTGGCCTCTCAAGACAGACTGCATAACATTTCGGGTGAAGTTGGCGCCGGGAAGCTCTGAAAATTCCTCAAGCCAGATATAGCGGAATGTACCGCGCCGGGGTTTGATGGATTTCAGCTTGCTTGCATCGTCCAGACCACGGAAAAGAATTTCCTGCCCGGTGGGAAGATATGTATAGCTCATGGGGCTTACACGCCCCCGCCACAGGTGAGAAACGCCCAGCGTGTCTATTGCCCAGCCGATTTGTGAATAGCAGCTATCGCGCAG